TCCAGAACTGCTTAACCAAATGTACTACAGCTCACCACTACATGGTGCCATTGTAGATTTTAAGACAAATGCTGTTATTGGTGGAGGGTTTAATATCATAACTGATAAGCTAACTCCCCAGGAGAAACTTGACATGTACTCTTTTGAAAAGAAAGTAAACCTTAAGCACACCGTTAAGGCTGTTACTAGACAGTTAATTCTACACAATCGGGTATATTTTAAGCTATATTTTGGTGAAAAAAGAAAGCTAATCAAGGTAGAGAACGTATCACCGGAGAAAGTACGTATATCACCATGCAGAAAATACTACTATTTGTCTGATGACTGGAGCACTCGCATAGATACTGAGAGAATTAAGCCTTATCATATTGCATGTAGTGACGAAATACAGCTATATTGCTACGAAGTCAAGTCAGTTGGTCAAGATTATTACCCATTACCTACCTATACAAGTGCATTAAACTTTGCTTTTTTAAGTGGTGAACTATCTTACTTCGCAAAAAGCAACATTCAAAATAGTGTGTTCCCATCCTTTGCTATGATGTTCCCTAAACGTCCACAGTCTGAGGAAGAGAAACACATGATTAAGGAAACTATTGACCGCCTTAAAGGTGCAGCAAATGCAGGAAAGGCAGTAGCATTCTTTGCTAACTCAGCTGATCAGTTACCTAAGATTGAAAGCCTACCAACTAATGCCAATGACAAGCTATTCCATGAGGCATCTGCATTGAACACTGAGCAGATTTGCTTTGCTCATACTATTGACCCTATCTTGTTAGGGGTTCGTACATCCGGTAGCCTGGGTAATGGCAGTGACATCAAGCAGGCCTATGTGATATTTGAGAAAAATGTAGTAATGGAGCTACGTATGCAAATCACTACGATATTCAATGAGCTATTGACCATTGCTAAAATCCCTGCAGATTTCACAATCAATAACTTCCAAATAATTGGTGATGCTATTGTTGAGGTGGATGAGGAAACAGCAAAAGTTAAGGATGCATTGAATAATTTAAGTGATGCACTACTTGGTAAAGTACTTGAAAAAATGACTACCAATGAGATTAGAGCTCTAGCATCCTTACCTCCTATTGATGAACCTACTAACCCAGCTCAGTAATGTTATATTTTATCACTGAAACCTACCTTAAGACTAACACACCTATCACAGCCAATGTGGATGTAACAGATGTGACACCATACATAGCTACACAATCAGCTTTAAGGATACAGCCTATCCTGGGTACTACGTTCTACAATCACATGCTAACTGCATACAATGCTCAGACACTTACACCGGATGAAATAGATCTAGTTGAGTTCATTCAGCCTGTCATTGCGTGGAGAAGTGCAGAGGATGCTGTATTTGGATTGACGTATCAACTTAAGAATAAAGGATTGCAAACTCAAAACGGAGATTATTCAGCAAGCGTATCACGTTCAGAGGTAGCCTTTGGGATGGAACACTATGCACAAAAGGCTAGTTTTTTTGAGCAACGTCTAATAAGATGGCTATTAGCTAACCGTAACCTGTTCCCTATTTTTATATCCACTACCAACATGGATACTGACCTACGCCCTATGTTTAACCATTGCTCATGCATCAATCAATATCAAACAACTTGCACAGGTATGTGTGGTAACCTAAGAGAAAACGGATACAATAACAGCATCCTAATCTTATAATGGAGTCACAGTTCTATATATTGCTTAAGACCATGCAGGCTAACTGGCTTAAATTGTTAGCTACTATAAGTGCATTCTTAATGCCAATATCAGGACTGCTATTTTTGGTGGGGTTTGTTATCGTACTTGATACTATCACAGGTGTATGGAAGTCAATAAAGAACAAAACAAAGATAACTAGCAGGGGCCTCAGTGCAATCATTAGCAAGATGCTACTTTATGAGGTAACGGTTATCCTGTTCTATATGATAGATCACTTTATCCTTAATAATATCATACTTCAGTTCTTTTCAGTACAGCTATTACTCACTAAGGTACTTGCACTTATCCTGGTTAGTATTGAAGTCATGAGCATTAATGAGAATTACAAAGCAGTAAAAGGTCTTGACCTATGGCAGGCTATGAAAAACCTATTCTCCAGGGCAAAAGAAATTAAACAACATGTAGATGAAATTAGACACGACCAAGATATTTCAGGAACGCCTATCTAATGCTCAGTACTTCCATGAGGAGTCTGAAAAAACACAAATCTATTTACATCATACAGCAGGCAATGGTAACCCTATAGCTGTATCAAGATGGTGGAACAGCAACTCAGATAGGATAGCCACTGCATTTGTAGTAGGTGAAAGAGGTAGTATAGTACAGTGCTTTTCCTCTAAGCATTGGGCTTATCACCTGGGGATAGATAGCCAAGACTTTTCAGTGCATGGACTCAAATATCAAAACTTGAATAAGCTATCAGTAGGTATTGAGGTGTGTAACTGGGGCCCATTGAAGTTAAAGGATGGTAAGTACTACAATTATGTTAAGGGAGTGGTGGACCCATCCATGGTTACTACCTTAGATGCACCCTACAAGGGTAATAAATTTTGGTATAAGTATACAGATGAGCAGATAGAATCTACTCGGCAGCTTGTGGAGTACCTGTGCGATACCTATGACATTCCCAAGGCTTACCGGTCAGAGATATTCAGCATTGATAAGGAAGCATTCAAAGGTACTCCTGGGATTTATACACATAACAGTGTTCGTAAAGACAAGGCAGATATTTACCCATGCCCCCGAATGATTAAGATGTTACAAAGCCTATGAGATATTTAATACCTATACTCATCCTGCTATCCTGCTCAGCTCCTAAGAGAGCTCAATGGCACTATAAGAAAGCATTAAAAAATGGCCTTCAGTTAGTACAGGATAGTGATACTATCCGGATAACTACCATAGATAGCTTTGCAGTGATACGAAATGATACGATTGTATGGGAGAAATTCTATACTACTAAGGATACGGTGGTATATTTTAAGAATGTGTACGTTCCAAAGACTAGATGGCAAACACGAATAGAGTATAAGGAAAGGGTCAAGACATTAAAGATAAAAGGTGATACACAATGGAAAACTGCCAAGGCAAAGCAGGTAGTAAAGTATAGATGGGCGTGGTGGCCTATTGTTATTTCGTTCTTTATTGGTATATTGCTCCGTTTTTTAATTCAAAAGGGGCTGCTAGATAGAATAGCCCTGCTATTTAAGCTATGAGAAAACGACTATTTTATGACATTGAGACCTCTTTCAATGTCGGAGTATTTTGGAGGACAGGATACAACCTAACAATTAACCCAGGTGATATAATACATGAACGTGCGATCATCTGCATCTGCTATAAATGGGAGGGTGAGGATGAGATTCACAGCCTAACATGGTCCAAAAGTCAGAGTGATAAGCAAATGATTGAGAAATTTGTCAAAGTTCTAACTGAGGCGGATGAAATTGTAGCTCACAATGGGGATAGGTTTGACCTCAAATGGATACGTACAAGGGCTTTATTCCATGGTATTGGTGTTATGCCATCCCCAAAGACAATAGACACTCTTAAATGGGCTAAAAAGTACTTTAATTTTAACTCAAATAAACTAGACTACATAGCTAAGCTACTCAAGGTAGGGGCTAAGATGGATACAGGAGGCTTAGATCTATGGAAAGACATCGTATTTCGCAAAGACCAGGAGGCACTAGATAAGATGGTGGCCTATTGCAAGATGGATGTTGAAGTACTTGAGTCAGTATTCAATAAACTAAACAGCTATACGCTATCTAATCATAACTATGCAGTACAGCATGGAGGTGATAAGTATGAATGCCCTGAGTGCGGAGCTGCTAACTTCCGATATAATAAAAAAGTAGTTACTGCTTCCGGTACTGTACATCATTGGCTTAAATGTAAAGAATGCAATAAGCATCATAAAATAAATCACCTGGTGTTCACTAAGTATCAGGAATATCTATACAAGCGTAAGTCTATAGCCTGATTTTTGCGGAGATTATTTAAGCTTTTACCCTGATTTTATTACATATTTTTTAAGTTTTTAGGCTGACTCCTTGTTTAGAATGATTATAAATTGTGGAAAATTATGCAAAATTGTTTGCATATATGAAACTATTTGTATCTTTGTCAGGTATTAACACTTAAAAATTTAGTTATGATAGAGCAAATCAAAGCGTATGAGCAGGAACTTAAGTTCCAATATGAGGAGCTGATGGATGCATTTGGACCATTTGACTCAGCTACTCAAAGAGCATTCTTAGAATGGAATGTGATGGATGAATTATTAACCCGATTAAAATTAAACTAATGGAAAGAGAACTATTCAAAGCAGTAGCAGGTATGGCTATAGTCGTGGGTACTATGGTAGCAATGTATAACCTTTTATTTATTATGATATGCAAGTAACAGAAGTAACAAACGACACAGCCTACTTTGAGAGAGCATTCATGCATGGAAGCTGTAGTTATATCATCAGAGATCTACATGGAGATTGGTATATCGAGCTGAATGACTTTAATGCCTTAGAGCATCCTGGAGAAGTGGAGCTTGACTATGAGCTAACCGATGAGGAGAAAGCTGATGTACAGTATCAGATAGAATTACATATTAGTGAAAATAATATCATTGAAGAGTTAACTGACCCAGCTAACTACTACGATGAGGATGAGTGGAGGTACCTATGATTATCGGTAGAGATTTATATAGCATGGCTGAATGGTGGATACGTCAGTCCATGGCAGGAGATAAGGGGGGCTCCTTTAACATCCCCCTATATATCGAATACTTAAAAGCTAGAAACTCATGTTTAGATTATTGTACTTCTACGAAAGCAGGCTTGCAGAAGCTTACACTTTCCCAACAAAAGCACTTTGCCATTGGAAACTCCAACAGTTCAGGGCAGCAGGAACTCATATTTACGGACACTTTGTAATTGAAAAGGTATGAAAACAACAATTAAAGTAGGTAGCGACTTCTCAGGGGTAGGAGCGTTTAACCAAGCCCTAATGAGATTAGGGATAGATTATCAGGAAGTATTTGCCTGTGATATGGATAAGTTCGCTAGGCAAACATTCATCCATAATTATGGAGAGCCGGAGTACTATCCTATGAATGTATATGATAGAGAGATACCAAAGGAAAGTTTAGATATCTATATGACATCACCTCCATGTCAGGCATTCAGCACGGCTGGTAAGAGATTAGGTAAAGAGGATGCAAGAGGTATTTTATTCTTTAACAGTTTAGAATTTATCCAGGTTAATAATCCACGTTTCTTTATTTTTGAGAATGTAAGAGGATTGCTATCTCATGATAAGGAGAATAAGAAGGATAAGATAGGCAGAACGTTTAAGGAGTGGATAGATTATCTAGGTGGTAAATCAGTTAATGGAATAACTACTATGATGCCAATAGATGGTGCTGTACCTTATCATCTACATTACAAAGTATTGAATGCTAAGAAACATGGAGTGCCACAAAATAGAGAGAGGGTATTTTTAATAGGTATTAGAGATGATCAGGATAATACATTCACATGGCCAGCTGAGGAGGAGTTAACAAAAAGATTAAAGAATGTACTAGAGGATAGTGTAGATGATAAGTATTTTTTGAGTGAGAAAATGATTAATGGATTCTTAGCTCATAATAAAAGACATATTGAGGAGAAAGGTCAAGATGGATTTAATTGGAAACCAAAGGATGAAACACAAATAGCTAACTGTTTAAGAGCAAATGCAGCACTTTGTGCTACTGATAATAGTATTAAAATAGGTTATATTAATCAGGATACTCAGGCATCTGCATTATATAGTGATGATGGATTAGCTCCTACTATGTGTGCAGGATCACATGGATATGCTATGGGATATATTCAAGTAAAATCAGGCACAGCTAAAGGATATGATGAGGCTACTGAAGGTGATAGTATTAATCTTTCATTCCCAGGATCCGAAACGAGAAGAGGTAGAGTAGGTAAACAAGTAGCTCAAACATTAGATACTGCTTGCAATCAGGGGGTGATTATGCGCTTATTTCATTGGGGTAAAGGAAAAAATAATGAAAGAATGGTTTATGATAAAGAGGGAATTTCTCCTTGTATGACATCAGCTATGGGAATGGGAGGCGGATATACACCAAGTGTGATTAATAATTACAAAATCCGTAGACTAACACCACGTGAATGTTTTCGATTAATGGACTTCCCTGATACATTCACCTGGCCTGTATCAGATAGTCAAGCCTACAAGCAAGCAGGCAATAGTATAGTAGTAAGAGTATTAGAGAAAATTATTAATAATCTACCATTATGAATGCAGAACTTTTTGAACTCAGTAAGGTGCTTAATGAGGATATAGTGGATATCATTAGGGCATATCAGCTGAACACACCTAGTAGAAAGCAGGAGATAGTCAGTAAAAGGTACTACCTGTACAACTATATGTATGAGAACCGGCACATGACCACTACACTGATTGGTCAGTACTTTAACCGAGATCATAGTACGGTGGTCCATGGCATCCAAGAACATAAGTATTGGTACCATAGAAAAGACCAAAACTACCTCAAGATGATATACCCCATTCCAGAACTCATTAGGCCCAAGAGGGCAGACATTAATATCTTTGATGTCGATGTTATGCCGATAGATGACGAGGAAACTAGGGTAACAATCACAGGTAATTTCCCTGCTAAATTATTAAAAAGTTTTCAAGAGAGAATGACTAAGAATGAGATTAGCACTACATTTGAGCTATCATAATTTTTTAAGGGTTAATACTAAGGAGGGGCTTCGGCTCCTCTTTTTTATGACCGTATGACGATGTGACAGTTCTCTTATATAGGGTCCTTATAAAATACACCACTAAAAAAGTTTGTACTTTGGAAAATTTATCGTCATATCGTCATGAAATCACTGAAACATAAGCCTGCATTGGTTTATATCCATGACGATGATTTTATTTTATCGTCATTAATTGTCTTTTTATCGTCATTTATTATATTTGTAACCATGTTTAACCCTAAAATATCAGTTTTCAGGAGCTTGTTTAACTCCAAAGAAACACCTTTCACACTTGAGGCCATAGAAGTGTACAACAGAATCAAGCAAGGAAACCCCGAGCTGATTAACAAAATAAAAAAACTGCGTGCTGGAGATGCAGATAGCAAGATGCAGCTGATGGCTATCATGTTTAACGGCACATTCTCTGAACGCAAAGATGATGGACTCATCCAACACTCAGGGCTTTGTGTCCTAGACTTTGATAAGTACCCAGATGCTAAGACATTGAAAGCTGAACGGAACAGGCTCAAGGATTGCCCCTATGTGTACATGATGTTTACCTCACCGAGTGGTAATGGACTCAAGGTAGTTATCCGTACACCTGAAAGTGATAAGTTCGAACACAAACGGAGGTTTGAGGCATACAAGGACTACATTAACAGTGATTATTTTGACGTGGCTAATAGCAACGTGTCAAGGGTTTGCTTTGAAAGCTATGACCCTGATGCATATCTCAATGAGTTCTGCGAGGTGTTCCAAGGAATTACCCAGGATAAAGGATACCATAAAGCAGAAAAGATAGCAGTGCTTCCCATTGCTAATGAGGACCGTATCATTGACCTAATCATGAAGTTTAATCATGGGGTGTTTGAACAGGGCCGTAACAATTGGACATTCAAGGTTGCCTGTTGTATGTGTGAGTATGGAGTTGATCAGTATGCCGCTAAGAATTACCTTCTACAATATCAACAGGAGGATTTTACAGCGAGTGAAATCAATAACACTGTAGCCAATGCATACAAAAGTAGCAACTTCAACACCAGGTACTTTGAGGATGCACAGACAGTTAACAAAGTAAAGCTAAAATTAAAAGAGGGCCTTAAGGATGAGGACATCCAAAAGCAGTTAGGTGTGAATGGGTCCATAATTGAGTCAGTAAAAGAGGAGGTTCAAAATAGTGATGATGTATTTTGGCAAGCAGATGGTAAAAAAATTACTATCGTGCCGCATGACTATGCTAAGTTTCTGCAAAAACATGGCTTTGCTAAGTATTACCCGGAACGTAGCAACAAGCCTACCTATGTCTACATTGAGGAAAACAAGGTATCTGAGAGTTCAGTGGAGCTGATTAAGGACTTTGTACTCAAGTACTGCCTAGCCAAAGGTGAACTTGACGTCTACAATCACTGTGCTAAGTCAGCAAATTTGTTTACTGAATCACACCTTAATATGCTAGAGTCTATTGATATGCGTATCTTACAAGATAGCCGGTATGTTAGTTATATCCCATTCAATAACGGAGTGGTAGAGGTATCCAAGGACAAGGTAGAGCTCATGAGCTACATTGATATAGATGGGTACATTTGGAGGGAACAAATAATCAAAAGAAATTATAGTCAAATCGCGATTCACGATAACAATTTTCAAGATTTTGTACATAAGGTATCAGCCCAGGATGAGCAACGCATCAAAGCAATGGAGTCAACACTTGGCTACCTCATCCATACATTCAAAGATAAGACTGACCAAAAGGCAATCATTTTTAATGACCAGGAGATTGATGATAACCCCAACGGAGGTAGTGGTAAGTCATTGATGTTGACAGCCATCGGCAATATCCGTAAAATAATCAAGATAGATGGTAAAGCATACAACCCTAGCAAGAATGATTTTGTCTACCAACGGGTTAACATGGATACTCAGGTGCTTGCATTTGATGATGTTAAAAAACACTTTGACTTTGAACAACTATTTTCCCTAATCACTGAGGGCATACCGGTCAACCGAAAAAACAAGGATGAGATCTATATCCCATTTGAACGTTCACCCAAAATAGTTATCACTACCAACTATGTGATTAGTGGTGCAGGTACCTCACATGACAGGAGGAGGCATGAGATAGAGTTCTTTCAGTACTTCAATAGCCAACGTAACCCACAGGATGAGTACGGTAAGCTATTGTTTGATGAGTGGACAAAAGACGAATGGAGTGCATTTGATAACTATATGCTATCTAATCTGCAAATGTACCTGCAGAATGGATTGGTTCGAAGTATCTCTATTAATGCAGATGCTAAGCGTTTTATCCAAAACACATGCAAAGAGTTCTATGACTTTGTGATGGATGGCAACATAGCAATTGGGGTAAGACATTACAATAAAGCATCCTTTGAGGCATTCCAAGCAGATACTAATGGCTTCAAAGACCTTGACAGCAGGAAGTATATCAAATGGGTGCAGTCATATGCATCTTACAAAAATTATAAATTCAATAAAAATAGAGATCAACATGGCAGATATTTTGAAGTTAATCCTGCTGATTAGCATACTAGCAGGGTGCAAGAGCTCACAGCAATGTGATGCATACGGATACATAAAGTTAAATCAATACGACTACATTCAGGTAGTAGGTTACACTGATACTGTACCTACCTTTGGCGAGACATGGATGCAATTACCTAAGGGTGAATACCAGTTGAAAGCATGGAAAGATAAACAGGAGTATGTACTGAATGTCAAACTATGAAAAAAGAATATAAGGCACTGCTTCATGAGCTTAAGCTTCAACGCTATGCCATTACTCACCCTAATTACCCACAAGACTATATACCAAAAACCATGTACAAAGACTCAACAGCAAACGGATTGACCAGGGCAATCTGCGATTTTATTAACTATCAAGGCTATCAAGCTGAACGCATTAACACAATGGGAACAGCAAGAGAAAAAAAGACTACTGCCGGTAAGGTGATCGGGGTAACCTGGACAAAGGGAACATCTACAGCTGGGAGTGCCGATATATCTGCTACCATCAAAGGCCGGTCAGTTAAAATAGAGGTCAAGATAGGTAAGGATAGGCAGTCTGAAGCTCAGAAGAGATACCAGGAGAACATAGAGAAGGCAGGAGGTATCTATTACATAGCAAAAGACTTCGATAGTTTTGTAGATTTTTTTAATGATTTTGTAAATAAGTGCAATTAATTTGTATATTTGTAGAAATTAACACCTTAAAATTATGGCAACAGTAAGAAAACAAGCAGCTGAGCAAACAGCACCTGAGGCGGTTACCCTCAACATCTACCAAAAACTGCACCTAGCTAAGCAGTCAATGGGTAAGGTCATTAAGAATGCTACTAACCCACATTTCAAACGCAGTTACGCTGATATTAACAGCATCATTGAGACTGTTGAGCCTATCTTATTAGATTGTGGATTGCTACTATTGCAACCCGTAAGAGATGGTAAAGTATTCACTGAGATAATTGACATTGAAACAGGAGATAGTATGGAAAGTTCACTTGAATTACCTGCTATTATAGACCCACAGAAGCTACTTAGCTGCATTACTTACTATCGTAGAGGTACACTAGTTAGTTTACTTTCCCTGCAGGCTATTGATGATGATGGGGAGACTGCAAGCAAGGCACCCAAGGCAAAGCCTACATTAGATGGGGAGAGATGGACCAAGGCACTGGCAGCAGTTAAGAATGGTAAATTCACTCCTGAGCAAATCAAGGAGATGTACAACCTAACTAAAGAGCAGGAGGCACAGCTATGAAGTTCAGAGCATCACAATTAGGAAAATTAATGACCTCCTCCAGGACTAAGGGGGAGGCATTAAGCCAAACAGCTAAGAGCTACATCATTCAGAAAGCCAAAGAGGATTTCTTTGAGTACAGGAGTGAGCTGAACAGCAAGTATATCACCAAAGGATTAGCCCAGGAACAGGACAGTATTGACCTGCTTAACCTGGTTAGGCTAGAGGACTACAAAAAAAATGAGGAGAGGGTACAGAATGAATGGCTATCCGGATGCTGTGATATTATCACTGAGACAAGTATCATAGATATTAAGACCTCGTGGTCCTTAGATACGTTTCCTGCCACTAACTACGAGCTCAAGGATCTAAGTGACTATGAATGGCAGGGAAGGGCTTATATGTGGTTATATGACATGCCTTCATTTGAGCTGTGCTATGTCATGGTAACTACTGCACCTGAAATCATGGGAGAATATGAGAATGGAGCACTGCACTATGTGGATCATATTGCACCTGAAAAGCGTATCACATCCATCACCTTTGAAAGAGATAAGGAGATTGAGATACAAATGGCTGAAAGGCTGATTTTGGCTACTGAGTTCTATAAGGAAGTATTAACCCAATTAAAAAATAAGTAATGAATAGAGAACAATTTTATGAGGCAGCAGTGATAGCTGCCATGCAAGGCCTACTGGCTGCATCAGGACACTACCGGGATGAGCTGATTAAAAACCCATGTGAATATGTAGCCACTGCTGCTAGAGAATACGCTGCAGAATTAACTGACCAAGTGTATGGTCCGCCTATTGATTTTCCTAATGAACGTATATTCGGTAAGCAATCATGAAAGCAAAACTAACATTTAACTTACCTGAAGATCAGGAGGATTTCAAGCTAGCGTGCCAAGCTGTTGATATGAAACAGGCACTCATTGAGATAGCCATGGAGCTAAGGTCACTGCATAAGTATGGAGAGCTACCTGTAAATCAATGGGAACTAATCGGAGAGGTTAGGGATATATACCACAGAATATTAACTGATTATAACATCGAAATATGATAATAGCACTTTCAATTTTACTAGCCCCTGCGATAGTGTGGGGTTGGATTTCAACAATAAACTATATCAAATACATA